GAGGCATTGGTTGGCATGCGTGCTGCTACGCAGAGCACAGTCAAAGACTCTCAGTTGATGGCAAGCGCAATGAAAATCATGCGTATGGGTATGGCAGACACTGCTGAAAATGCTGCCAAAGTCGTGCGCAATGTAACATTGCTTGCCAAGGCTGCTGGACAATATCCTTCTCCTGAATCAGCAATGCAAGTATTTACAATGATGATGGCAAACCAATCCAAGATGCGGTTGGATGCATTTGGGTTGTCTGTTGGTGAAGTCAATGATCGCATTGCGAAACTGAAGGAAACCTTGAAAGTCTCTGAGGCGGAAGCATTCCGTATTGCAGTGTTTGAGTTGATGAATGAACGTGTCGAGAGTATGGGACTTGCCACTGAGACAGCCCAAACCAAACTTGATCAGATGGGTGTGGCATTTGAGAATCTTGCTGATGGCATAAAGATTATGTTGGTTCCAGAATTCAATGATTTTGTTGATGTTATTACCAAAATGGCTAAATCTATACTTGCTAATCTTCCTAACATTGAGGCAGCATATGTAAAGTTCACAGCACGCATTAAGGCATCCTTTGAGCAATTAGGTGCTGTGGTTGAGTCACTTGCATTGAGGTTTGCAAGTACAGTGCAGTATCTCAAAGGGAATTATGAAGAGGCAGATGCTTTGTTGGCAGCAGCACAAGAAGTTGCTAGGACTAGGATTAAAGATTGGGGACAATACTACGAAACATTTGAGAGAGAAGTCAGGGAACACTATGAGGGAGTGGCACTTGCAGCAGAAGAGTCATCGAATGCACAGGTAGAAGCAGCCAGAAAGGCAGGGGAAGCAATCACTGCCATCAAGGATGCTTGGGATGCGCAATTGTTGGTTGCTCAGCAAGCCACGGATGCTAAAATGGCTGACATGGTCACAAAAGGCACAATGGCTGCTGTAGATGCTGCCATTGCAGCCAATCGCAAGCGTGAAGATAGTGCCAAAGCCACTGCCAAACAACTTGAGCAAATTGAGATGCAATATGCCTCTGCTGTGGCCCAGGCCATGAATCAATCCAATGCAGCAATAGCAACTGCGCAGACACAACTTGCACGATCAATGCTGCAGATTGAGGAAAATTATCAAAAGACAAAGCGTGATATACAACGTCGTTACAAGATGGAGGAGTGGGAAGCGATTGCTGAGCGTGATGCCACTGCACTTCTCCGTGCACAACGTAACCGTGATGACCAACTTCGTCAAGCAGACGAAGGAAAGACTGAGCAAGAATCACAAGCACAGCAGCAGTACCAGGATGCAATAGCACAAGCGCAACAATCACTGTTACAGCAGCAAGAAAATGCCAGGCAGTCATATATTCAGCAGCAGCAAGATCTTCAAACCAATCTTGATGCACAGGCTGAACAGCAACGCATAGCGGATGCTCGCAAGGAAGAGGATGCGGATCTCGCGCGTGCGAGGGAGCGTGGCGCTGTATTGTTGGCACAAGGCCAAGCCATTGCGGATGCATACATTGCACATAGCGAGGAACTTGCTGCAGCACAAACGCATTATGCTGATATGCTGAAAGAGGTTGACAACTTTGTGGCTGGTGTACAAGCAAGATATTCTCAATTGCCATCTTGGGTGCCTCCGCAGGTGTCATTTGGATACAATCCGAATCCATATACAGCACCAACGACTACTGGTATTGAACCTTGGGTTGGGGCACAGAAAGGTGCATACTTCATGGCTAACAAACAAACCAACCTGACTGTTGGTGAGGGTGGCAGACGTGAATTGGTAATGGTGCAGCCAATGCACAATGTTCCAGCCACACAAGCAGCATCCAATGTTAACCATATTGTCACTGGCAAAATCAGTGCACAAGTGCAGGCCACAATTCGCAACAGCATGGCAGGGTATGAAGGTAGAATCACTGCTGCTGTATCCCAAGCATTGGGGCAGGTGTTCAGGAAATGAAAATCTCAATTGATGGATTGATCATTCCACTCCAACCAGACTCATTGGATTGGGAACCGCCTGAGTTGATTGGTCATGATGGTAACAGTGCTCCAGTCATGGCCCCACATTGGAAATGCCAATTGGGATTCAGTCGCATGACCAGTGTGGTGCATGGCATGTGGTATGATGCTTGGGATGGTATTTTGCATGACTTCATGCTTCCGCATCCTCGCACTGGCGAGTTGACAACCTACAGTTGCTACATTGAATCTGTTTCCCCAAGGATGAACATAGTGGCTGATTGCGATCCTGCATTGGTGGGATTGGATATCACATTGTATCACATTCTGGTGGTGTAGATGCCAGTTATTCCTGCTGCCCAACTTGCATATCTTCGTGATCAACATCCACAAACAGCCAGAGTGGAATGGTATTTGGCTATTGCACCATATGGAAATCCAATCTTCACTGCCAATGTCAATGATCCTGGTGGCACCCTTGGACGTGGTAGCAGAGTCATTCCATATGATGCTGGCCCTGCATGGGCAAGCGTCACTGCTGGAATGACACTGTGGATTGGCAGTATTGGCACAACAAACTCATATGATATTGGCAAGGTTCGTGTCAAGGCCATCAATGCGGGCACCATCACCGTCTCTGAGAATTCTGAGATTGCATGGGTTGATAATCTTGTCTTGACTTGTCCAGGGGCATATGGCTTCCGTGAGTTGTGGGCCAAATATCCTCTTTTGGTGGAGGCTGGTGGTGTGGTCAACTTCTTGATGGACTATGATGAAGACTTCACTGCTCCAGCCGACACTGTAATTCCTCCCAAGGCCAATGCTGGACCACCTGCTGTTGGTTGGATTGATCCAATAACTGGATTCTGTGATTTATCATTCACAGGTGATCGTTCCTATTCCACTGAGATTGGTGCTGTAGTAACATATGCTTGGGACTTTGCCGATGGTGTTTGGCAGGGTGGTCCTGGCGTCAATGCAGATGGCACATGTGCAAACCCAAATGTGGTGCGTTGGATAACTCCTGGATTCAGATATGTCTCATTGACTGTCACTGATGATACGGCACAGAACAGAACTGGCATTGTATATGTTCCTGTTTGGATATTCCAGGAAGGTGTTGAGGAACCATTCACCAAAGTGGAAGTGGTTAGTCAGGATGGAGATATTGAAAATGGTTGGAATGCCAGTTTCCGTGTGTTCCAAACCAACACTATTGATGAAGACATAATCTACAATTGGCCTGATGGAGCATTGGTTGTCCTTTGCACTCGCACCTGGTTTGGAGATACTGAAACGGGTGTTGGTGGATGGTGTATGGCAGGCAACAAGCACTATCGTGACAACATTCGATTCGTTGGGTGGCTCCTGGGTGAGACACTCAAATTTGATCCTGACATTGGTGTAGTTGAGTTCAAGGCAACTGCACATGATGGTATTCTGCGTCTAATTCCAGGATGGCCATTCACAATTGAGAGCGAGGCTGCTCCCACTGAGTGGTACCAGGTTGCAGATCTGAATGTTGATCGTGCTTTGCACTTCTTGTTCGAAAAATATTCTACTGTCAATCAAGTATGCCATGTAGAGCGTGTTGGGGAAGGAGCAGCCAGACTTGTCAACATACAAAGGTATGCAGGCCAAAGCATCTATGATCAAGCACAAGAGGATTTGCTTGGTGATGCAAAGTGCCGCATTATCAGTGATCGTCAAGGCATCTTCTATGCAACTCGCGATCCACAGTACTTGAGTGCTGCAAATAGATTAGGTGTTGTCATTGCTTGCCACATCGAACAGGTCGAGGGTGATTGGATGGGCACAATTGACCATGACAGGAAGCACCAACCGCAGGTTGGCATGACAAGACTTGGCGGATTTGCCAATACCACTCCTCTTCTATCACGTGCACCCGGCGCAGCACCATTGCAAAATGCTGATGAGAAACGTATTGATGGATGTATCCTCCTGAACCAGGCAGAAGCAAACCTTTGGTCTGGATTATCATTAACATATGCAAACAACTTGTACCCTGATGTGCCTGTATACTTGACAGGATATTGGCCTGTCTTTGATCCAGCATACCAGGAGTATGTCCAATTGACTGCCGATGATCCATTGGATCGTGATGATTGGGTGGCTGATACATTTGTGGTGCGCCGGGTGGAATTCAGTGATGATCCAAGTTTGAGTACATGTATCACATCATTGATATTGGAAAAGGCAACTGATATGCTCATTGGGGAGACGGTTACGGTTCCATCCGAACCATCACCTGCCTCTCCGTTGCCTCCTCCTGCTCCATTGGTGCCACCTACATTACCGCCACCTGGTCCAATGAAAGCGGCAGTCGCATGGACATGGAATCAAATTGGTTATACAAATGACATTCTCAGGCATCATGTTGACAGCGCTGCCACTGTTGGTACGGGTGTCCTTGAATTATTTGACACGACCGTTGACTTTGTAGCACTTGGTATTGCACCAGGTGATACAGTTGAGAATATGTCATCTGGTGCTTATGAGCATACAACAGTGGATATCGTTGTTAGTGCAAACCATTTGACATTGATCGCTGACATCAATTTGGTGGTGACCAACAAATATCACATTTGTGGAACTCAGTGGACTGATGTTACGCCAACATTGACTGGCGCAGAATACATCATCCATGTGTTCTATGCCAGGTTTGGTAGCAATGTTAGTTTATGGTGTTTGACAGATCAAAATGTGCTATATGCACCGGATGCATTTGCACCTACATGGTCTACCAAATTGACATTGGCGACCGTGCGTGCGCATGATGCTGATTTGGTAAATGCAGAATTTCGTGGTATAGCAGGCCCATTTGGAAATCCTGCATTCTGCATTGTATCACTTGGTGCTTGCGTTGCCAACAGTGGATATGGTTGTGTGTACACCACTAACACTGGTGGTGCTTGGGGTTACAGTGCTATGCCAATGGTGTGGAGATGTGACACTGCACCTGTCCATGGTATTTTTGTGCATCCTATATCTGGGCAAGTGTACACGGTGCGTCGGGCAGATGTTCCAGCAATTGGGAACCGTGCACGCATGCTTGTCAGTGCTGATGGTGCTGCGTTTGCTTGGACCATTGGTGACATGGCAACCAGTGTGTGGAATGCCAAGAGATATGATATACACCAACCATATCTTGGTGGCGACATCCAGGCAGCGATCACCGTGAACGTTGCTGATGATGATTCTCCAAAGCATAGTCCAGCAGGAGCAGCATGGACTACCCATGTAGCAGCAGGGTATCAGGAGTCTGATGGGGGTGGCACGGCGGGATTCGTTGGGTGGTATGGAAATGCAGGTGATTTGGCTACTATGTGGATGGAGACGGCTGGGCCAAATCATCGTGTTTTGTTGCGCAGCCAAGATGCTGGTGCAAATTGGGCGGAAATAGGAGATTCTTCTCCATTATTTGATAATAGTGGTGCTACGTTCGTTGCCATTCCGACCCAAGTGTGGTATGCAGATGTTGATGTGTTGCTGTGGGTTGGATTGTATCCAAGTACTGTACCACAACACCGATGTAGAATTCGATATACGGATGTGAGTGGTGGTTTGGGGGGAATAGTTTGGTTCAACAAGATGGGGGACTGGTATGTGGCTATCGGTGCCTGGTCTGGAGCCGGTACAATTGCAGGTGGTTCTACCATAGAATATGGAAATGCTGGTTGCGTGGCGTTGCCAAGGGTGGGTATAAATGCCTGATAACATTTCTGCCAATGTACAAAGAACACGACGTCGTTTCCAAGAGGAACTTGGAACAAGGGAAGAAGTACAACAGCGTTTCCGTGCCACGATTGGCGATGGTACTGGCAACATTGAAGTTCCTGGCAAACGCAACTTTGTGTATGTTCGTCGTGAAGGACGTTCTCGTATTGAGGAATGTCACAACACCAGGGTGCCACGTCGCAATGGATTGCCTGTCATTGTAGGGCATGATCCTGTAAACCCTGACACTCTCCAAATCTTGGAGCCAGATTGGGGTGGCATGGCATCACCAGACAATTATTCATACGTGCCATACCACCATGAATCCCATGAGTTCCAAAATGCAGATGGTGGAGACGACATAACCTGGATCCAAAGCCAGCAGTATGTTCCTCTATTGGCATATCCAACTGATCCATTGACGATGACAGTCAACGTGTATGGTGGGTGGTATTGTTGGGGCACCGATTGGCACTATTTCGAGGCAACTGTCTCTGCTGATTTGACTGGCAGCATTCCTGGCATCGTCGGGAATGCACGATATACGCTCATCAGCATTGATGGTGCAACTGAGACATTGCAGTACACGGATGGTGCAGAATTTCCAGTGGTATTGCCTCCAGCCGACATTGAGGACATGATACCAACAGCACCTGGTGGCAGTGTACCAATTGTAGCCGTGTATTTGCCAAATGGCATTATATCCATTGATTGGGCCAATTTGTATGATATCCGCATGATGGTTGCCACGGCTGGTATGATAGTTCCCCATGCTTTGTTATCACATACAGACGGTGTTCCTGCGGCACCAGTACAGGGGGATTTGGTGGTTGGCACTGCTGCACCATTTTGGGCCAGATTTGCACGTGGTACTGCACACCAACTATTGAAAATGAATGTTGCTGCCACTGATCCTGTTTGGGCATCGTTCGATTGGGATGAAGTGGCTGCTGCAGCAGGGGCAGATATGGTACATGACCATAGTTCTGCGGCAGAAGGTGGTGAGGATATTACACCAGATGCCCTGGGAGTCAATGCGGCAGTTCCAGATCAAGATGGTGCCATTGCACAGGCTGAGGTTGCGGCTGATCCTGCAAGTGGTGGTGCTGGCACTGCTCGCATCTATCCCAAGGATGATGCAGGACAATCCAAGTATTTCTTCATGGATGATGGTGGTGGCATCTATGAGATTGCTGGAATTGTAGAAGATTTGACTGTCACGGTTGGAGCAGCAGGTGACTTTGCATCACTTCAGGCAGCAATTATTTGGATCAGGAACTGGATTATCAAAGGTGCATGTGTAATCGAAGAGTTGGATGAGGCAGCGTATGACGAGGCTGTGGAATTCAGCGGACTGCTGGTTGCTCCAGGATCTACATTGACACTGAAAGGTGATGTTCGTGTTTTGGCTGGTCTATCTTATGTGGACGGTGCATTGTGTAATCAGGCAGCATTGGCGAATGGAGGTAGTGGCACATGTGGTATTTCCAATCTTGGTGCTGTTATTACAGTTACTGGTACTGTTACTAATCCAGATTTCGATGCTGATGGATGGATTGCTGGTGACCGACTGCTGGTCTATAACAATGCGCACGCTATTGCGATCTATGACATTGATTCAACGCTGAATAACACCATTACACTAACGGTTGCTGCGCCTGCCATTGGGGATGATGGCACAGCAATTTGTCTGATTCCCAATCGCTCAATTGATCGGTCTGTGGCTGGATACTGTGTGGATGTCAATGGTTGCCGTGGCATTATATTAGATGGCTGGTATCTTGAAACAGGATCAGGAGCCACTTGTTGGGGTGCCTATGCCCATGCTAATGCAATGATGACTCTCCAAAATGTTGTCACATATGCTGAGGATATTGGTATTTGTATCCAAGGAGCCAATACAGATGCATATGCTAGTGATGGTGCAGTATCTGTATGGGGTGGGGCAGATGGAATGAACGCGCAGAGTGGATACATGGAATGTTACTACTTGGTAGTAATAGGTGCATCAAGTCGTGGGTATTATTCGACCCATGGTGGTAAGATCATTGCACCATATGCACTTGCTATTCACATCGGGGCACGTGGTTTCTATGCAACATACACTGGTTACATTTATGCAGCATTTGCAACGGCTCGTCAATGTGTTACCACAGGATATGAAACCTATGGCATGTCATTCATCCTTGCCAATAGCACAACTGCACTTTGTAACGGAAATGGTGCAAACTATAATCCTGCTCCATCATGTACGTTTGGCAACTGTTGTGCCGCTATCTCGTACAGTTGATAGCGGTTAAGTATAGTATGGAGATAACATTTGACCGTGGTCCCATCTATACAGCATTTTCATTCAGCAATGCCTCTTACACCGATATATCCAGTGCCATAGCACTCATCCATGAGTGCACACAGGCCAAGCCACATGGATACCAATTCATGCCACGTTACAAGATGCATCAGTGGGATGGCTACATAAGGCTTTGCAAAGGTAGTAAGTTCCCAACAGGCTTGTTACAAAGTGTGATTGATAATCTCCGTGAGTATGGAATCCACAACTTGACAATCAATTCCTACCCAATCCCTGGATACGATGTAGATGCCATACAAGAAAACATGTTGAATGGTGTGACATTGCGTCCATACCAGGTGGAAGCAATCAAAACATTGTTGGCATATGGACGTGGTATAGCCAAGATGGCAACTAATTCAGGCAAAACCGAAGTCATTGCAGCCATGGCAAAGGTTGTTCCTGGATCAGTCTTGGTGTTGGTGACAAAGAAGGACTTGCTGTACCAAACGTCTGAGCGCATTGAAATGCGTTTGGGTGAGAAGGTTGGCATCATTGGTGATGATGTTTGGAAATCCTCAAATCGTATTGTCGTTGGCATGATTCAAACATTGTCCAAGCATCTTGATTGGGTGCATCTCAATGCCAAAGATACACAACTTGCGATGTATGATGAGACGCATCATTTGCCGAGTGCTACCTCTGAGAAAGTGATGCTTGGCATTCCTGCACCATACCGATTTGGCTTCAGTGGCACTCCTCTCAAGAATGATAATCTTGCTGACTTGACATTGATTGGTGCCACTGGCCCAGTGCTGGTTGATATTCCCAACTCTGAATTGATAGAGCAAGGCATCTCTGCAGAACCATTCATTGAGATGTACAATGTGGATGGTGGAGTGCTGTACATGGCGGATTGGCAAGAGGCATACGGTGATTGCATTGTAGGCAACTACACTCGCAACACATTGATCACGAAATTGGTTGTAGAAAGTGCAGCACCATCAGCATTGATCTTGGTGGAAAGGCTTGAGCATGGGCAATTGTTGCATCACGACATTCCTGATTCCATATTTGTACATGGTTCCAGCCAGATGGAGGAACGTCAATCTGCACTGGATCAATTGCGTGCGGGAACTGGTGTTGTTGTGATTGCAACACCAATCTTTGACGAAGGTGTGGATGTGCCTGCCGTCAATCTGCTTGTGTTAGCAGGTGGAGGCAAAGCACCAATCAAGTTGTTGCAAAGGATAGGACGTGGCATGAGAAGAAAGGAGAATGACAATACCTTGAGAGTGATTGATTTTGTGGACGATACCAACAAATATCTTCTCAAGCACTCGCTCGAGCGAGCAAAGATCTATGAGCAAGAGGGATTCAATGTCAAGGTGTTGGTGGTGAATTCGGAGATGTAGAATGGCGGATAATACAACACTTCACTATCTATCCGAAGAGGAAGAGCGAGCAATCAAGCAGTCCATTCCCTGGGATTCAATTGATTGCAAGATTCGTGATCTAGTGCGGTTCGCCAATGAGATAAAGGGAATTGCCACAATCCAATCATGCGCAGGCCATGTACAACCATTGGAAAATGGCGGTTTCTTAATTGATGCAGCCCATGTTGCTTTTAGAACGACCGAGAATATAACAACACGAGTTCTGTTTGATATTGCTCCAAAAACAGGAGTTACAGATGCTGGCTTGCGATACTTTAATGACGGCACATTCTGGATTTATATTGAAGTAGACCCATCTGAGCGCAGTCGGCTTTATGATCTGTTTAGAGAATTACAAGGTGACCTGGATGTGCGCAAGGTGTTGTAATGAAAATCCACCCACTCAAACAAGCATACAATCAGTATATCCTAGAGCACTATGGTGTCAAGATATATGGTGACAAGTATGAACGCACTGCAGTGATTGCACAGAAGGTTGCTGCGCTTGGCATACCATATGACATTTTCATTGATGTTGCAGTAGGGTTGTGGGATGGTTGGGCAACCAAACAAGGGCATCCCTATCCATATTGGAACATGGTGGTTTGTGACAAGACCTTTGAGAGGCTGAAGCCACTTGTAGACAATGCATTCTTGTTGGATGATTCTGAGTATTGGGAGGCATATACCAATGAGTTGGAGTTTGCACATCAATGCATAAAGTGGTTGCTTGGGGAATGCGAAGACAAGCCACACAGAGTCAATGGCAAACCACCAGTGCAAGTACAGATATACGTTGCAGAATGTGTGTGTAGTTGGTACAACATTCCGTGCTTGTCCTCGAATTATGTTGCGATAGCAAAGGAGATCCAACGTGGATGATGGCATTGCCGATTCCTCTGACTTTCGCATATCAGTCCTTGCATTGATGTTGTTCTCTGATTGGTTGCTACGTTATGGAACCATTCTCCAACCTGAGCACTTCCCGGTTGATGCTGAAAAGTTGGTGGTGAAGTGGCTCAATTCCTACTATGACAAATACCATGCCTGCCCATCTGATTCTGATATCAGACAAGGTCTGAATGATAATCCTCTATTGCAAATTTTGTTCCAAGCATCCAATGAAGATCTGCGGTTTGCGGCTGATCATGCATTGGAATTTGCAAAGATGCAGGCAATGAAACAGGCCATAATGCGATCCGTAGATGACATCAAAGCAAACAAACTGCAAGACATCAGGCCACGGATTGAGCAGGCTTTGGCTGTTGGTGGGGATAGATTAAACTTAGGGTGGGAACTGGTGAAGGATGTCAAGCAATGGATGTATGATGAATTGCATGGCAAGCACCATCCTACAGGTTGGCCTGATATTGATAATCTTCTTGGTGGTGGATTGGTGGCTGGTGAGTATGGACTTATAATGGCAGCACCAGGCAGAGGAAAAACAACAGCACTCATCAACATTGGGTATGCATTGGCTGGTATATTGGGAGCAGTCAATGTTTTGCATATCACCTTGGAGATGCCTGTACAGAAGGTGCTGAAGCGTTATGCGGTACGGTTGACAGGCCAACCATATCATCGTAGTGACACATTGGAGAATGAGTCTGGGTTTTCAAGTTTGTTGCTAAACAGTGCTGCTCGCAATCTCAAGGCAAGATTACGTGTAGCCAAGCCTGTTAAGCGCACTGTTGAGTCCATAAGGCAATTGATTGATAATCTTACTGGACAGGATTTTGAGACTGGTGCGTTGATTGTGGACTATGCTGACTTGCTACTGCCTGGTCGCAAGCGTGATGAGACTAGATTTGAGTTGGCTGACATTGCGCGTGATCTCAGGGATGGGATTGGGGCAGACTATGACATTCCTATATGGAGTGCCACGCAGGCTGGTCGTCAGGCATTGTACAAGGAAGTGGTGACTATAGCAGACATTGCGGAAGCAATTGAGAAGGCAGCCATTGCAGATGTCATTCTTGCCATATGCCAAACCAGGGATGAAGAAAAGTTGGGACAAGGCAGGATCTTTGGTGCCAAGATGCGTGATGCCAAGGGATCTTTCATGATGTCTGTCAAGATTGACTTTACCAGACAATTGATTGTGCAGCGTGGGAAGATGGAACTGTGAGTGGTAGGAGATGGGAAAATGGAAATGGTGGTTGCTAAGGCACGAGATTGGGATGTTTATTGTAGATATATTGATGGTGGGATTACATTTTATCCATATCAAATAGCATTTGGCATCACCTTTCGATATTATCCTCATATATTCCATCCTAGTATTAGGTTGCATATAGGACCAATTAAATTGTGGTTATGTTTTCATTTGAGGATGATATGAGTGAGTTTGATTCCTATTGCCATGGTGTGTTGTGCCATGCATCCATAGGATCGTGGATGTGGTACATGGCAGAACAACTTGTGAGGGTGTTGTATGATGACAATATGCTGGTTGACAAGATATGGTCAAGCATTGTGCACGATGCCACTTATGTTGAGATGCGTGCGTTGGTGTTCGAGAATGATAATGATAATCTTGAGGCAGTGGCAAGGTGGGAACGTGACAAGATAAAGGTATCGGATCCATTGCAATTGCAATGGGATCTTGTAGATGTGACAATTGACAAACCTATTGCCGGTTTAGTATAAGTAGGTAAGTATTACAAGAAAGGAGACCTATGAAATACCAATGTGCATATTGCGGACGTCAGTATGATAATGTGCCATGCCAATGTTTGGGGTGTGGCGGCAGGACGTTTTTGCCTTTGGCCACAGAGCGCAATACCTATGTTGAGCCAATCAGAGTTGCATGCAAAAATTGTGGGACTGTGATGTTTGCACATCCATATTGGATTCGCAAGGAGATATATTGCCCAACCTGTGGCGTTAGCAACATTGTTGTCAGCGATGGGGAATAGGACGATGATCATTGATTGGCTTGAATCAAGGTTTGATAATGTCAAGACAACTGATCGTGAGGCAAAGGTATGTTGCCCATTTTGCCAAGCCAAGATCGGAAGACCTGACACCAAACATCATTTGCATATCAGCCTAGAAAAGCCTGTGGCACACTGCTTCCGATGTGAGTGGAGTGGGCACCATCTCAGTCTGGTGATGAGTGTTGATGGTTGCAACTACAGCCAAGCATTGCAGGAAATTGCCAATCCATCTAAGGACATCAGTCTGTTTGACAAGATTACCAGTCCACTTGGGTTGGCCAAAGGTGATGTGGTTGCGTCCATCCCTGCTGGATTCACGTCACTGCTTGGTATAAACAAGGGCACATCACTTGAGGAGAAGGCTGTTTGGTTCTATTTGCACAAACGACGCAACATTCCTGAAGATTTGATTAGAGAACACTTTGGTTGGGTGCCTGGATCAAATCGGGTGTGGATCCTGATTGACAAGAACTGGTGGCAAGGCAGATCCATCATCAATGCAGAGCCAAAGTACATCTCCCCACCATGGCCCAAAGGCGGCAGTTTGTGGAATGCCATGGCAATGGAAATGTGTGCTTGTCCAATCATATGTGAGGGAGTGTTCAGTGCCATAGCGGTTGGTGATCGTGCCATGGCACTGTGTGGCAAGACAATGGATCCATTGCAGGCACGACGGATTGTCGAAGCCAACCCTATGTGCTTGGAGTTGATGTTGGACGCTGATGCTGTGCAGTTTATGTATGATATGGCGAATCAATTGGTGCGGGCAGGGTACAGAGGCAAATTGAAAATCCGTTACATGGAGTTTGGTGATCCAGCAGATGGTGTAGTTGGCAAGGTTATGGATTGGGATTTTAGTGCAGAAGTGCAATGCTCATTGCAAGGCTTTGGCACTCAGGTGGTTGTATTTTAGGGATTTCTTATGAATTGCTATACCTGTTGTTTACCTTGTAGGAGTATGATTGTGGTAGACTAAGGTATGGGAGGTTTAGATATGTCAGGCTTGCGCATATTGATAAGCGACATGTATGGTAAAGAGGCCATTGCCATTTGGCAAAATGCAATTGGTAAGGAGATCACTGCTCTGCATTTGGGAGAGGATAATGCCTTGCATTTTGCATTTGGGGATGGGACTCGCATCCGAGTCCTAGACAATGGTCAATGCTGCTGTGAATATCGGTATATGGTCACTGATGACAACTTGGCACAGTTTATTGGTGCAACTCTCCTGGATGGTGAGGTGCGAGATGCACCAAACGAGCCTGATGAGGATGGCAATCACGAGGTGCAGTTCTTGCTCATTACCACTAGCAAGGGTGTGTTCACAATGGCAAGTCACAATGAGCACAATGGATATTATGGAGGATTCGATATTACAGTAAAGACCGACTAATATCCTTGGATTGTGTATGGTAGCATGGAGGAGAGACTATGCAACCACAATTGCAGGAGCGAGATCCAGAAGAGGTCAAGGTCTATTTTGCAGAGTTGTACAAGTTGATGTGGTTGATGGTGTGGGACTATGTCAACCCTGAACGCATGCGATTGCAGGCAGAAGAGTTGTTTGCGGAACTGTCTGCAGAATTGGTACATGTCGTTGCCCATTATGGTGATAATGGGCATACTCACGAAGACATCATCAGGGTTGCCAAGACTTGTATGCGCAACAGGCTGATGGATATCTATGCAATGGAATACCACACCCATCGTAGGGAAGAGTCGTCTAACATCAGTCTAGATGAATGTGATGGAGAGGAACTTGATAGGTATGAGTCTTTGTACCAGATTGGCAGTGGATTCAAGTTGTTTGAGTTCCTCGAGTTGTTGAGTGTGGATGGACGTGCCTTGGCAGAGTTGGTGTTGCATCCGAATGATAATCTCATGACACAATTGCGTTTGGCGGTTGCACGCAAGCGAGCAATATCTCCCAAGCGCATGTGGACAATTGAGCCAAACAAGAATATTTTGAGACGTGCATTGGCGTGGGACAAGCAAAGGTTTGATAATGCTTGGGAAGAAATCAAATCTGTGCTTGGATACGCATAGCGGTTAAGTATTTATAGAGGAGAAAACAACGATGGTAGTTGCATTCAGAACGAAAGGAGCCGATATTGAGGAACGGACGATGCCCGATTGTTATGGGTTTAGGGATGATAAAGATCCCTCCTGCAAACGGTGCAAAGTCAAGGAAGAATGTCTTGCTAGGCAAGCCGAAACCAGACCGACATGTTTCGGAACGATGTATAGTGCTGATTCTGAGGAATGTGCTCGCTGCATAGATGCGAGCCAATGTATAGATGCTTTGGAGGATACGAACGTGAGTGACAAGAAACGATTCAAGATTCGACGGCTGGTGCCGACCAATGCTGAAGTCGTTGCCAAGCCTGATGTGGAAGAGGTTGAGGATGCTCCTGTTGCAGAGGCACCTGAGAATGTCAAGGCACAGGACTACACTGAGTGGAGCATTCCGGAGTTGCGTGAGGAGTTGGAAAGTCGCACTTTGAGTGGTGTTGGAAGCAAGAGCAAACTGATCCGTCGGTTGCTGGCAGACGACGCTGGTGAGCCAATGGAAGTTGTTAGCACTGCTGAAGTGGACGAGTTTGTCAATGAGAAGCGTGTTGTTGGTGGTGGTGCAAAGAGTGACGAACCTGTGGATGATAAACTGGATCTCAGTTCCATTCTCATGGCTTTGCAGGAAGGGCAGGCAGTGGTTGTCACCCGCTTGGTTGGGGCACAGTGGCGGTTTGAGATGACTGCTGGGTGCTGTGCCAGTCCTGTGGCTGTTGCTCCCAAGATCAGCAAGTCCGGTGGTCTGAAGGGCAGTGCCTATTGGGACGTGGTCCTTTCCAATGAGTTTAAGAACTTCCACAAGGTGGATGCAGGCAGTGGGAAGGGTTGGGATGCCATGACTGAGGAAGAGCGTGTGGCCTATGCTGACAAGATCGGTGTGCAGGTCGAGCCGCACCCTGCTCCCAAGGTCTTTGCGATGCATCTGTCTGAGGCAGTTCTTGCCAAGTTGGGGATCGAGAAGTACAAGCCTGAATATCAGTCCAGGGCAGCGCGCAACGCTATCAAGGCATAAGAGGTGTTGGCTCCAAGAGCCTGCTTTTGGCAAGGCCATCCGATCAGTGGGTGGCCTTGCCACAATAGGAATCAATGCTATGCATAGGGCACCGTTTCCATACTTTGGTGGAAAATATCGCATGTTGAAATGGTTGTTGCCATTATTGCCACAAACAAAACATTACTGCGAGTTGTTTGGTGGTTCTGGTATAGTATTGCTTAATCGTGAGCCTTCCACAGTGGAAACTTACAATGATGTAGATGGAATATTGGTTAATTTCTTCCAAGTGTTGCGAGATCATCCAAATGCTTTGCTAAGATTATTATCATTGACACCATATTCTCGTTGGGAATATATAACCAGCATAGCATCGAATCAATATGTGGCATCCAGTGTAGAATTGGCAAGATTG